GGGTTAATTAGGCGCCCGGCGATCCATACATCCCCAGCGGGTCAGAGACACCGAACGAATAACGCTCACGCGCTTTGTAGCGCACGTTGCCCGTATCGAAATCACCGTCCATCGAGGTCTCCAGCGCAGTACGCTCAAAGTGGCGCATACCGTTCGGCACATCAGTAACGATGAACCAGGCATCCGAATCAGTCAGGTAATGATTGACCGAATACCCTTCAGGTACTGCACCCATCGAACGTATCGCATTGATGTCGTTATCAGCCGTCGCGGTCCTTTGATCAGACTCAAGAAGTCGCGTAGCTGTAAACATCAAGGCCGGTGGCACCAACAACCGTCTCGGACGGGCCGCAATAAGAAGTCCACGCTCATCGGTGACAGCAGCAATCGTTACGATGCCAGCCTCCAGTGAGGTTTCGTTCAAATCAGCCGCCGTTGACGGACGGTTGTCATTTGTACCACCGCTGACGAGCGGATGCCCGCCGCCGCCGGTTACACCATCACCGGACGCGGTGAAGAAGTTAACTCCATCACCTGTCTGATAACTGTTGGTGAAACCATTGTTGAGCGGATTAACAGCCTTGACCTGCTTCGTGTACGACATAGCACGAGCGAGTGCTTTGGTATAGCGAGCAGAAAGAGAATCATAGAGGTTGTCCTCCATAGCTTCTTCCGTGATCGCAAATCCCATCGCAATCGTTTCGTGGTTATATCGTGCCGTGAAGGCTTCCTGCGCAGTATCGTAGGAAATTGCATTTCCCTCGTCCTTAACAGGAGCGGCGTCAAACCCACTCAGCTTTACCTCTTCTTCAAAAGAACGCTCAGATGAGTCCGTGTCATAAATCACGGTATGTTCATCAGAGTATTTCTCGTACTCCAGGCCAAAAAGGGCATTTAACCCCGGCAGGAGTTCTTTCAGCATTTGTGCTCTTGAGATAGCCATGCTAGATCCTCCTTATATGCCTGTAGTATTGGTTAACTGGTGGCCCGCATTAAAGCGGAAAATGCCATCAGTGTAGGTATCACCAACCGAACTTGAAGGACCGTCATAAAAATCGACAATCCTGATCGGCAGCGTGTTAGTTGTTGCGACTGTATCCGCATCACAAGCGTTTTTGCTTCGACCAATCGTGGTAGAACCTGCTGTTTGAACAACAGCAAAGTTCGCGCCAAGTCCGGCCTGAGCAATCGTTGCATCGCCCTGCATCCTGAAAAGAACATCAGGATCAATCAAGACATAACCAGCAGCATCGGAAGCCGATGTATCGGCAGGCCAAGTCTGGTTAAAAGTCATTTGACTGGAGTTGGGGTCTGTATATTTACAGCCCATAAAAATACCTATGGAGGTCAGTGAAGTCGTTCCGACGTCTTTCTCAATTGTTCCCGCCGTAACCAGCTTCACAAAATCTCCATAGAAAATAGCGGTGTCATACGCTGAGGCAATCTTGATGTGAACAACTTTTCCCGTAAAGGAGCCGCTGGACGAGCAAGTACCTACAGGTTCCGCACCGTTTGGAGTTGCGCTTGTAGCCATTGAATTTCTCCTAATGCTACTTGTTAAGTTTAAAAGGCGTTAGCCTTTCCCAAAGGTAGTGCGCGTATTTTTCTCCGGTCTCAACAAAGGCATACGCGGGTCATTCTCTCTCATGTAGTTGCTGTCCACAGATTCCATTTGTCTTTGTGCAACCTCCTCAAAGTGCTTCGTGCGAGCATCCATTTTTTCTTTGGGCGCTTTACACAGAAGTAACCCGCCAACCTCAAGATTCCCTTTAAATTGAGAATTAAGGTCAGGCATCACCTTCAGCTCAGGATGATCTTCCGCTCGAACGGGAGTCCATCCTTCTCTGAATTTCTTAGATACATTGGTATTGTCAGCGTGGCCCAGCGTACTGGTTCTAATCCACCTGAATATCCAACCATCTTGCGGGTCGGGAGTCGGTAACACAGAAGACGGAACCCAAGAGTCATCCTCTCGGACAAAATCTTCACGAGTGTCGTGAGACCTGTCGGTGCGCTCATCCATTTGCCTTCTCCTTCTCAACTTGTCTGGCATACTGGTCATTCGTTAGCCCCAGTCTCTTGGCGAGGGAGACCTGGGAGGACGATAGCCGCACTTTGCGTGATCTTGCGCCATTATTCCTTGCGGATGGCGCAACGACCGACGTTGCCGAAGCCCTCCTGGTCGTCGCGGTCGCGGATCGTCCAGTTCCGCCTTTATCCGACCAAGAGTAATTGGGAAACTGATTACGCATTCCCGTATTAATAAAATCATAATATTCATCTGAGGTCGAGTCCATGTGATGATCTTGCAGCGCCTGCTCGTGCAAACCATACGCCGTTGCGCTCATTAGCTTTTCTTTTGGATCACCAAACCACGAATTTTCCTCAGCCCACGCAGCTTGCTTTTCATCAAGTTGCACAGGCTGCTGGGCAGCAACTTGTGCCGCCTGCTGTTGCTGATACGCAGCTTGTTGCTGATACGCAGCTTGTTGCTGCTGTTGCTGCTGATACGCTGCTTGCTGTTGTGCAACCTGCTTTGGATCAGGCAGGCTACGCTCATATTGCTCAGCTTCGTGCAGCTCAGCTTGCGCCCTGACCATATTTTCCTGCGCATCAACCACGTTATCACTATTGCCTTCTTCGTAAGCCTTGCGATAACTTGACTTGGCTTTGTCCACTGCGAGTTTGGCACGCTCTTTAACCTGGGTGATTAACGCGCCCTCTCCTCGCTGAATGAGCGCCTCCATCTCTCGGTTATGACCAAGCTGTTGCTGCGCAAAATTAACCGCCTCATCACGAAGCCGCTCGGCTTCTTCCTTTTGCCGCCGCTCCTCGTGCTGGGCAAAACGCAATTTATCAATGCGTTTTCGAACTTTCTTGCTGTAACCCTCTAGTTCCCCATCATCAAAACCCGCATCATCACCTTCAGCAGACTCACTAGCACGGGGGTAAACGCGGTCTTCAGGGGGGCGGTCATCCACAACCTCTATATCAAGCTCTGGTTTCTCCTCACTTTTATCTTCAGACCGCTGACCAATCTTCGTGCGCACCCCAAAGAATTTATCCTCTGCGGACTGTGCGCCGCTCTCAACGACGTTTTCTGATTCGCTCATACCTTTACGATACCTCGCGGGTCTTCAACCACTGCTTCCACGCTGTCATCATTAATCAACCGAAATTCCTTGCCATGCACCATAAACCGCGTACCTGAGTACGCGCGCATCACAATCCAATCACCTTTTTTGCAAAACGGACCTGACGGGAAACGCTCGGTGCTTTTGTAAGCATCCGGCCCCATGTCGATAACAAAGCCCACAATCGACCCCACCTCTTCGGTGTGAATCGTTGTTTTAGCTTTAATAATACCGCCATCGGTTTTCTCATCTGGTTCGGGTAAGGCAATCAGTATCTTATAGCCTTTCGGCTTCGGCATCTGACTAGCTTTGCGAGCACTGGTTTCATCGATATCCACCGGCTCGGTTTCTACTGCGGCTAATGAACTATTCATCTAAAAGACCTTGCACTGGAAAATGGCGTCCAGAGTCGCCTGCACCGCTAACGCGGAGAATCATGCTTGCTCCAACCTTTCTTGCACGTCGAGCAATTCCCGCTCTGCCATGGCTAATCCTTCAATTACCCCGCAAAAACGAGCATATTCACTGTAATCCTTACAAGCGCCCCCACTTAGATGGTCACTTGTTTCATTCATAATGCGTCGTATTTCCATCCGTACAAAAGCCAGGGCATTATCCGGCACCGCATCAAGGCGTTCAACAATGGCGTCAGTCACCCATCAAGTCCTTTACAATTTGTACACCCAATTTTGTGCCTTCGATTTCAGATTTAGAAGCAATCTTGCGATCTTCCAACTCCTCAGCCGAGTTCTCCGCTGCAATTTGCGCACCAAGTTTTGCGCGGTCAGTGCGTTCCTGTAAATCCAATTTAGCTCGATCAAGCTCGTCCTTACTAGCTGCTTTTTGCATATCCAGATTGATTTTAGCCATTTCGGCTTGCGCCTTAGCCTGCGCTTGTTGTTTTTTGATTTCAAGCTCTTCACGTTGCATTTGTAGAATTGGATCTTCAGCCTCTTCCTGCTGTTTCTTCATTTCAGCTTCTTTTTGGTCCTTACCCAGCAACTGTGCAGCTGCTGGCGCTACTAATTGCGACAATCGGTACTCAATATCATCCGGTAACGGCTTATCGGGTGGCGGCAACGGCACACCAAGTTCTTTTTCTATCTCACTGCGGTACTGGAAGGCCACATGCTCGGAAATATGCGCTGCCATCGCTGCTTCAGTCGCTTGAGCGGTCGGACTTTGACCAATCAACTCCAAAATCTTAGGATCTTGTACCAAAGAGATATGCGCCTGGATATGAGCTTCATGGTCTTGGTAAATAAAGGCTTTAACCGGCTCACCATTGATAATATTCATGTTTTCGGTGATAGGATCACTCGGATCAATAACATCTTCATCCGGAATGACGTCTTCAGCATCCCTAATACCCAAAACTTCCAGCATTTGCCGATGTAAGAGTGGCAAATCGTACATATCGGGCGCTTGCGCCGCTAATTGCAGTGCCGCCT